AACGGCATTCTTTTAGCTCATTCGGTGTATTTCGAATGTTGTTGTACTTTTTGTTGTATTTTTTAAATTTATTTTGGTAAATTTGTTGTAAAAACCGTTTCAAACTCAGTAATAACAAGGGTTTTGGTGTTGTAAAAATGGCTCTATATAAACGAAAAGAATTTGCTGCTCTTTGTGGTATTAGTGAAAAACAATTAGCTGTTTATATCGGAAGGGGAAAGGTTATTCGTACCGGAAAATTAATTGATGATACAATTTTAGAGAACAAAGAATTTTTAAAATCAAAAATTGGAAAACTTTCAGAAACACAAAACCAACAAATTAATCCCGGTGTTGAATATGAGAGAGAAATTATTTCAAATAACAATGAACTTAAGGTAATCTCTTTAAAGAAACAAGCCAACGAAACAAATTCTAACAATAAAGACGCCTCATTTTTTGAATTAGAAAAACAAAAGAAGGCTCACGACATTGAAAAAATTCAAGAGGAAATTGAGTTACTAAGGTTAAAGAAAAAAAAATTACACGGTATTGTTATTCCAACCGAAATGGTAAAGAATATATTTTCACAACACACAAAATCAATACTTGTTGAATTTAGTAACTCCGCAGATAAAATTTTAACTAAAATAGCTAAAAAGAAAAACATGAGTAACTCTGAGGTATCTGAAGTACGAAAGGAAATAATTCACGAAATAAATTTAGCAGTAGATAAATCCATAGAAGAAAGTAAAAAAAACATTAAACAAATAATAAATGAATACACAGAAACAAGAACACCCGGAGAACGAACCTAATTGGAAACGTTCAAAAAATAAAGAATTAAGAACAGCAACATTAATCTCTAATAAAGGAAAACCAGTTGTATTTCAAAACCGTTTAGGTAGAAACGATATCTGCCATTGTGGTTCGGGTAAGAAATATAAAAACTGTCATTTAGATTTAGATAATTTAAAGTACTTAGCTATTAAGTAGTGGCATTTGATTATACAGATATAGTTAACGAAATACTTGAGTTTGGTAGGCATAAACTTTCAACTATATTACCTTCTGAATGGACTGAACAGAACCGTACAATGGATTCAATTGTTTCCCGTTTTAAAGGTCGTTTTTCTTATGATATAACACCTTATACAAGAGAAATCGTAGATTGTTTAAGTCCCGAACACCCATCAAGAAAAATTGCCGTTAAGAAAGGTGCGCAAATTGGGTTTAGTACAGGTGTGATAGAACCCGGTGTTGGTTGGATTATTTCGCAGCAACCGGGAAACATTTTATTTTTGACAGGACACTCTGATTTAACTGAAGAAGCAGTATTAAAAATAGATAACATGATTGACAGTTGTGGTATCAGGCATTTAATACGCCCAAATGTACACCGTGTTAAGTCAATGAAAACAGGTGATACAAATACTAAAAAAGAATTTCCGGGTGGTTCTTTAGTTTCTGGTTCAGCAGGTAATCATAAACTTTTAAGGCAGCGTTCGGTTATGTATGGTTTTATAGATGATTTTGATGCTGCTAAAAGTGCAACCAAAGAATCTGGTTCTACAACAAAAATGATTGAACAGCGTTTTGCTTCATACGCTGATAAAATGAAATTGTTTTATATTTCAACACCTGAGTTATTACAAACTTCTAATATTCAACCTGTATATTTAAAAGGTGACCAACGTTTATACCACATACCTTGCCCGTGTTGTGGTGTTTATATTGCATTACATTGGGAAATAGAATTAAAAGATAACCCAAAAGAAAAAGCAGGGATAACATATAAACTAGATTCTTCTAACAAATTAATACCTGATTCTGTTGGTTATATTTGCCAAGAATGCGGTGGTTTTTTTACTGATAGTAATAAATATGAATTAAACTTAGCTGGTAAATGGATTCCAACTGCTGAACCATCAGAACCGGGTTACTATTCTTATAGTATAAATTCTTTATATGCACCACCCGGAATGTATGATTGGCAGCATTATGTAAGGCAATTTTTAGAAGCGTGTTCACCCGGACAAAAAATAAAAGAAGCATTATATAAAACATTTGTCAACCTTGTTTTAGGGGAACCGTATGAAGAAACTGGTGAAGCACCAAAAGCAAATGATTTACAGAAAAATATTCGTGAATATCAAATCGGTATTTTACCTGATAAAGTTTCTGAACGTGATGGGAACGGAAAAATAGTTTTGCTTTCTTGTGCTTGTGACTTAAATGGCACATTAGACGATGCACGTTTAGATTATGAAATTGTAGCATGGACTGAAACAGGTGCTTCTTATAGCATAGAACACGGAAGTATTGGAACTTTTATACCTAACCAAACACAAAAACAAAAATCAGAAACCGATAGGGTTAAGTGGACATACGAACACAATAGACCAAACTGTGTTTGGAAAGAGTTTGATAATTTGTTAGATAAAATTTATGTTTCAGATACTGGCAGGAAACAAAAAATAATGGTTGCTGGTATAGATACAGGTCATTATACAATTCAATCGTATGCTTATATCGACCAAAGAAGTAGAAAGAGTTTTGTTGTAGGGTTAAAAGGAAAAGACCAAGATAAATATGTTAGGTTTGCCGCCGATATACCTAATTTTAGAAAAGCAAAAGAGCGTAAAAATTTATACCTTGTAGAAGTAGGGCAATTAAAAGATGAATTAGCAGATTTAATTAAACTTAAATACGAACCAACAGACGAAAAACAACCACCAGGGTTTATGAATTTTCCTTCACCAGCAAATGGAAAATATTTATTTAATAATTATTTTAGCCATTATGAAGCGGAACATAGGATAATTGAATCAAAAGACGGTGAGGGTATTGCTGCCCGGTGGGTAAAAAAGAATTCAACAGTACAAAACCACTTTTTTGATGTAAGGATTTATAATATGGTATTAAAAGATATTATGACAAATCTAGTTTGTACCGAGTCTAAACTCAAAAATTATACATGGTCTGATTATGTTGACATAGTATTGAATCGGTTTAATTAGATTTATATACAAAAAAACCCTGCTAAATTTTAGCAGGGTTTTTTATTAACCCATAAAAGTAAACAAACAAATCAGTTTACAAATATACTAAATATTAAATATGTTTTGTACTTTTTTTATCTTTCTACCTTGAAAATATTTTACACCCGGGTTATCAATTAAAGAATAATTTTCGTATTCATTTATAAATTCTTCCTGTTGTTCTTTTGTCCATCTTATAGAAGCAGCAGCGTTTCCGAATTTATTTTTAATGTCATCTCTTATCATAGAGTAATGATGCAATACACAAAATTCACTTTCAAATAAAAAATATCGGTTGCAAGTATTTACTTTTACTGATGGGTCAACTAGATAAGGGTACTTTATATTCTTAGATATTTCGGTGTGCTTATAAAGTTTTATTAAAAATGGCATATAATAATCTTCAGGGGGTGTGATTTGCCAATCAGCCTGTTTATAATAAGTAAACATCTTTGTAAAAGTAACGTCATATCCTTCATTTATAGAAAAATTAATAGCGTTTTTAAATTGTTTTTGCTCATAGAAATGGTCACAAGCACCTAAAACAACATGAGAACAACCGTTTTTCTTAGCTGTTTCAATCATTAATTGGTGTTTTTTCCTTTCATTTTCTTTAGTATTTATATTTAAATCAGGTGTAAAATATACTAAAACAACCTTGTTTTTACCTGCAAAACGCCCTAAAAAAGCCTTTAACCCCTTATTTTCTTCACCTTTATTGCTTATAATTTGAAAGCAAATAATAATTAAATCGACATTATCTTCTATTTGCTTAATAGATTTTTCTAACAGTTCTTCACCGTTAAAAACTGTATAACAGAAACCAACTTTTACACTCATTTTTTAATTAATTTTTTAGCAGGGTTACCAACAACAACCGTATTTTCTTCAACATTTTTTACAACAACAGAACCAATTCCGACAATTGTATTTTCTTCAATAATCATCCTGTTCCTTACCTTTACACCAACTTTTATTTTTGCACCTGATTTTATTGTAACATACCCAGCAAGAACAGAACCTGCACAAATTTCAGTATTATCACCTATTTTACAATCGTGTGCAATATGGCAATGAGCCATTATAATATTATTATTACCTACAACTGTTTTTTCCCCTGCTGTTTTAGGTCTTTGTATATTTACATATTCTGATATAACATTGTTATCACCTATTTCAACAGTACCTTCAAATTTTTTAGTATTTCTTATTTCTCCATTACCACCTATAACACAATAAGCCCCAATGATATTGTTTTTTCCTAATTTTACACCCGGAAAAATTATTGCTGTTGGGTGAATCTTGTTTGATTTATCATGCTCTGGAAAATTAGCATCATAAAAGCTGTAAATTAAATCTGTATCGCACATATTTTTTATTTTTTATTGTTTATAATATAATTCTTTCCATGTTTCATAAGCAATATTACTCCACTTCATTGCTTTATTACCTTCACCAGTAAACCAATCTGGTGAAGAAAACCCTTTTTTTGTACCTGATAATATTTCTTCAGGTAATAAATCTTTGAATGCTTCTTTTAAAACTTGTTTATTTGTTTTGTATTTAAAAGGTATTTTTTGAGCAAAATCAACTAAATCATTATCTAAAAAAGGAAACCTCATTTCAATTGTGTGTGCCATAGAAAGTTTATCACCGACTAATAAAATACTTTCTAAAAAATATTCAGCATCAAAACAAAACCTTTCACGAATATTGTCAGATAAAAAAGTTAATTCAAATAATTGTTTTACTTCTTCACATTTTTTCCCTGTTCTATTTACAACAGAATAATAATCTTTTGCATTATACCTCCAAGTATAACCACCAAATAATTCGTCTGCACCAGCACCATCAAATAAAATTTTTACAAACTTAGAAGCAAATTTATATAACCCAAAATGAGACCACGAAGCCCCAACCCTTAAATCTTCAGTATGATATATTGCTTCTTTTAAAAAACAAACATCATCATAAATTATTTGATGGTTGTTTATGCCGTATTTACCTGCTATTATTGCTTCATTAGGTACATCTAAATTATCACCAACAAATCCAGCAGTAAAAGAATACGAATCTTTCCGGGCTAAACAATTAATAATATTAGAATCAATTCCACTACTTAAACAAATACCATATTTTTGTTCAGGCTCTTGTAACTTAAAAGCATTTTCAACTAATTCACGTGTTTTATTTACTGCAAAATCAAATGTAATTTTTTCATCCTCAATAAATCTCCAAAAATTCCAATAGGTTGTCCAAGTTGTATTAACATGAGTCATAGAACCCCTATGTATTACCCGAATATTTTTAAATAAAGTTGTATTTGATATATTATTATTAAGAGTAAACCACTGTTTTAATGCTAACTCATCTAGCATGAATTTATAATTTGGATGTTTTAATATCGGTTTTATTTCTGATGAAATTAAAGTAACTTCATTATCACGATATATGTAAGCCGGTTTTATTCCATATCTATCCCTAAAACAATACACATCTTTTTTATTATGTACTGCAACGATAAAAAACATACCGTTTAATTTACTGATAAAAGAAACACCTTCTTCTTCTAATCCTTTTGCAATAACTTCACATTCAGAACCACTATAACCTAATTTATTATAGTTGTAAATTTCACCGTTTAAAAAAACGCTCCAGTTTTTACTTTCACCCGGTTGCGGTATATTAATATCTGTTAAAGCTAACCTAACAAAACCAATATGAAAATTTTTATAATTGTGAATTAAATTTTGGTCTGAACCCCTATGGGTTATACTTGAAAGCATTTGGGCAGTAACTTCAATTGAAGCCTGCTTTTTTGTGTCATTATAAAATTGTAATACTATTCCGCACATGGTAACCCAATATAATTAAATTTATTTAAAATAATATTACTATTTATCCATTCACAATTATTCCATAACTCAAACGGAGTCATGTTAGTTTGTGATTTAATATCTAAACCAAACAAATTAAAATCTTTTAAATAAAATGTTTTAATAGAATGAGGGGTATGTTTTAATTTATCTTGCATAGAATTATCTAATATCTTACTATGTTTATCTTCCCAAACTTTCCAATTCCATTTATTTAATAATTCAGAACTCAATATTCTTCCTGCCCCACAAGTATGTCCTTTCCTCCAAGATTCAGTATAACCATTCCAATAAATATATTTTTTAATTATTGTATCAAAGAAATACCAGTCTAATGCACCTATAAAATCATAACCTTGCCTGATAAATTCTATATATTTTTCTAGTAACTCAGAAGAAACAACTTAGTCAGAAC